ATTTGATCAGCGCGATTACTGTTCAATTGGTTTTGGTTGTGGTGTTGTTGTTCGTGGTTCCACCACCTGAGACACTTCCTGGTCTTCGAGTACCTGAAGGGCCTGCTTTAGGGCTGTGATTTGATCTTTGCGGCTGTGTTTGTCTAGGGGGAGTGGTTCTCCCTTTAGTGCTAGCACCAACCTTGGCTTTTGGTTGAGTGCTGTCACCGCCTTTCCTAACTTTTCCACCATCACCCTTAGGCAGGTTTGGAAATTTAGCAGATCCTTCTGGATTGCTTCGTCCTCTATTTTGAGGTTGCGAAGCTCCAGAATTAGTGGGTTGATCTTTTCTCCCACCAACTCTGGTAGTCTCCGGGTTTGCTCGTAAATGCTTGTTTTCGACATCTTCTTGTATTTGACGAGCGTCCAAAGGCTCCGTCGGCATAGCATCCTCATCGAGTGTATCCTTGTAAGGACATGGCTCTTCATTTCGATTGAGGGGACGGAGCTCCCAGGGATTATTTAGTTGCTGCAGATGTAATCTTAGCTCTTCCAAGGTTTCAAGGGAAAAGCCGGTTCTTGCCGAAACGCAGTTCAACATCAAATAAATATCTTTTGGATCCTGGGGCCATGCGCCTCCTTGTGTTAACCAGTATGTTTTCTCACGGTCTTTTGACAACCTCTGGGCCCTTTTAGTGTCTTCCGCCACCGTCTTAATGTAATTTCGTTGAATCATATTACAATAGTCGCTTGTGATTGGTGAAAATCGGTCAGTTATCAAGTAACCGTCCAACCTATCCATAGCGGCTGTCGTTAGTGGCACATTAGGGTCTCGTGCTGTCAAGTGCAATTTCCTCCAAGTTCGTAGGGGATCTTGCATAGTGGTACTGGTTGTCCAAGGATCTGGGTACACTCGTGCAAGGAATGTAACTCCAGTGTCTTGAGAGCAAGTCTCATACTTCATCCTTAGGCCTAATTGATTGCATACCTTGGTGATTGCTGACTTCAATTCTTTTCTAGTCAATCCATCATCACCAAACTTAGGTCCTATTAAGCGAAAACATTCCTCCGGTGTAAGATGGGGAAAAGTTATTCGCAAGGCGACGTATTCCACAAAGCCGTTAGGGTGAGTGTTTCCGTCACAAGTGGCAGGGTTACCACTTTTGACACCTTCACCTGCATCGTATTTGAAGTTGAACCTCTTAGCAAATGCTGGAATGCTAATCAGATATGTTGCATATTCTCTAATAGCTGCATGGTAATCCGGATGGAAATACCGCAACAAGCAAGCAATATATATCTGCATTTGAAGCCACTTGGATGTTGTTCCATCCAAGTTTTCGAAATCAGTTTCACCAATTTCGTCTACGCTAGCGGCGTAATCCATTACGCACTCGGTTATCTGCTTCGGTGTTTTACCAGGGCAGAACCAGTGTGCGTTATGTTCGTCATGTAAAACTTCATCCCGATATTTCAACGTGTACTGTGAAAATTGCAAGAGAAAACGAATATATGGATACGCAGTTATAATTCTAGCGGACTTCATACATGGTTCATTCTTCATGAATGCTTCGGTCTTCT